GTCGTGGTATTAGTCGCCGCTGAACTCGGTATGACATAGGCAGAATTGCCGTAAATCGACGTGACATTGACAATATTAGGGTTTGCCATGATAAATCCTTAGAAGCCGAAGATCATCGCCATTGCGATAGCTTTGCCCGTTGTAACACCACTAACCGCTTGCCACGAAGGTAGGGTACCAGCGCCGTTTGAAGTCAATACCTGTCCCGACGACCCAAGACCTGATACTTGCTGGAAAGCACCTGTCGAAGTCGTACCTGCTGCTATTAGTGCGTAAGCGGTTGTCGTTGAAATACCTGTACCACCGTTAGCTACAGCAAGCGTACCTGTAACTCCGCTACTTAAATTAACAGTACCAAGCGTCTGTTTAAACGAGCCATTTGTGTCAAACGTACCATCTGTAGACCATGTATCACCAACATTTAACGTGACAACTGCAATATTTCTTTGGGTGCCATTGTTATCTAAATAGATCGTAATGGTCTTGGCTGTGGTATCTCGATTCTCAATGGAAATATATTTGATGATCCGTTGATAACCACTAGATGGCGCAGCAACTAAAGTAACAGGCGTTGTACCATTTAAAGCACCATCATTCTCACCATTAGAAAACGCTGTGCCATTAGAGTCACCGTAATGCGCCGTAAAGTCTGGATTGGTTGTTGTAGCGGCACCTGTCATTACCGCCTTGATTGTCTTTACCGTGCTATCAAGAACTAATACAGCCATGATGCCCTCTACGAGTTAAACCACGCAAATGCTTGACTGTTAAAAGATGCAGCGTTAGCGGGGTAATCAACAAACACATTTTTTGCATTGGCAGCAAAATTTACCAACGAACCACTACTACTGGAAGCAAGCACGGTGTCTCTGGAAAGTGAAGTACCTGAAGCCGTATAAGTACCTATACCAACTTCCCAAGTTCCTGCCGTAGGGTCTTCAATTGTGTAATAAGTATTATTACCGTTACCAATGGCAATGCCAAACGATTGATACCCTGTAGCTGCACCCGCGAGTGTAAGTGCTCCTGTACCAGCCGTTGTGCTAGTTTCTTTAACACGATTGGCAACAACAAAAGCCATTAGGTCACCGCAATAAGTTGGTCTTCACGAAACCAACGCTGTTGAGATTCACCGTATTCAATAAATTCAACCAAGTAACTGATATTGCCTTGCTGGTCTACACCCAATTGAAGTACTGGGCCTTCAGGTACCGGTGTATTTACCTTAACAATCTCACCAACATGAAATGCAGCGGGCATGATGTCATCCTTATGCAGCGTCGTTAGACAAAGAGTACGACACGTTTAGTGTATCGCCGTTAACCACTGAACGCGTTGAGGTGAACCCACCTTCAGAAAAAAGTACCCCAGACGTGCCACTCTTAGTATTGTTAGAAATAATAAACGCCCCGTAAATCGTAGCTGTCGAAGTAATACTGAACACCGCAGCAGAAGCTGTTGAAATCACTGAGGGATCGGCTGAGGTAGAAGAACCAAACGATAACGTGGGGCGGTTAGATTGTGAGTAACCCGTAAATTCTGCCCAGCCAGCATGAGATGCCGCTGTATCACCGGCAGCAAGAGTAGGTGAAGGGCTGTTATTAATTAAGCCAATATACCAAGTCGCCGTATAAGTGGTGCCGGTAAAGTACTTGTTGTTCATATCAGCCAGACCTTGGTTTACTACCAAGTTGTGGAAGTCATCCTTCCATTTAAGCTGACCATTAGCGTCGTAACATTCTACGGTGAAAACGCCACCTACTTTGATATGTCCTAACGACTCATCGCCGCTAACAACCGCCACTTCAAAGCGATCCGCTTTAGTTGCGCGATCTTTCATGATTTACTCCTAATTAGAAGACCTTATTAATGCGTTAGATGCTGTGTTAGCGGGCATCGTAATTGTAAAATTAGATGATGTTTTATCTGAACCAAAATCTATAACCGCAATTGATCTATTTGCCTTGCTAGCGTTATATATTAACGCGCAACGTGCGGTAACGGAAGCATTGAACACCACGTCGTTAAAATCTACATACGCGGTAAATCCAGAAGAACTTATTGTAATGCCTGTCATCTGCACACCGCCTTGTGTATACCCACCACCGGAAACTTCACTATCGGTGCTGTATGCGGTTGTAGCTTCGTTCAGATTAGCGGAAGCCGTGTAAAGTGCGATATAAATATTGTCTGTCGTCAAGTCGTGAATGCCTTGATACAGCTCTGTCTTAAAGCTTGTGGTCTGAGTCTGAAGAATACTACTCATGTCACAGGCATCCTGTACTGACCGTCACGATACGCATCCATACGCTGCTTGCCATCACCAAGCTGTTTAAGAAGTGAGATGGCTTGCAAATAAAGCTTATCGTAGTTCTGAATATCAGCGGGTTCACCCTTCATGAAACGAATAGCTTCAATCAAGGCACCGTTTAACAACGCAGAATCAAAATTATCCCCAAGCCAAGTTGTACCCGCAGTCACTATTGATTCGGGGTAATAGTAATAATGCAGCTCAGCTTCATACGCGGCGTTTGGGGTGGGGCCAAGAATAAAAGTTAATTCGTCAGGGGCGCTGTAATCAGGACCAAAAATAGCGTAATGCTTAGGCAACCCTATAGATGTGGGAGATGGATATGCCTCACGAATAAAGTTCACATCTTTGTTCAATAAATACAGATACTCGCCGTTAGCTTTAATAACCGCTAAAGAGTAGACCGATAAAAAATCAGCCGGACATTGTAGGTATTTATTACCTGAAGTAAGGTACCCTGTTACGTTTCTTCTAAGAGAAGCTAATTGGACAGTGTTATATATCTTTTGTTCTGCTTGCTGAGTAAACATGTCCAAAGCACTATCTGTGAAATCGTTTTCACAGATGTCCTTAACGTATTGTTTTAACTCAGTGTAGTTCATATCAAGCCATAGGTCCGCGAGCCATTTTACCCTTAGTCTGCGCCTTTCCCCCACGCACCACAATACCTGATGTCTTTGGGGGTGGGTAATCACGGCTACGATAACTACCCACCGAAATTACCAAGTCTTTAAGAGACTTGATAGCTGATTCTTCCCCAGCAGGTTGTGCTGGGAAGGGTTTAATCTTACTCATATTATCTCCCGCGAGAAGTACCGCGTTGATTTACGGCTCGCGCCATGTTACGACCCATATTTTTCATAGCCATACCCGTAGGGCCACCCTTAGCCATTTTCTTTACATTAGCATCAGGATGCGCTGCCTTTACGCCTTTAGCCATGTGGGCTTTTAATGCTTGTTTCGTATCCATAACAACTCCTTTTAAGATACCGTAACTGTACCAACACTTGCGGTTGCAACCAAGTAGTTAGGAGTTATCCCTGCATCATAGGCACTAGCCCCACCCACAGGATTCCATCCCCACTGTATATCCCTAGAACCACCTGTTAAATTACCCGCAGCATTTACCCCAGCAGTCACATAAGTGGTGTCTCGCCTTGGATTACGTAACGCTTGTGGATCGTCCACAGGAAACATACCAAGAAGCAATTGCGGTTGATCGGGGTCCCAACATTCTTCACACACTAAGATGTTATACCGCTTTGTCTTGATAATTTCTTCTTTTAGGTTACGCAACCTAAATTGAAACCCACAGCGATCACACATGGCAATCGCCCATTTGCCGGAAGCAAACCGATTACCCACTACATACCCCGACCAATAAACTGCCTTCTGGGTACAAATCGTACTGCGGCTTTTTCCCGATCTTCACCCGCTGCAAGATCAAACTGCTCATCATAGGCAGCTTTCAGCATAGGTAGCCTGTCGGCTAGTTCCGGCACTTTCATAGCAATGTAGTAAGCCAAACCCGACACTACGCACGGGAGGAACCTAAAGTTCATATCCGCAGTCTCAGCACCCGCACCCGCATCCTGCACTCGACGCAAACGCCAATAAATAAACTGATAAGTTTGCGAGTTATCAGGGGTCAACCACACCGTGATAGCAGGTAGATTGGGATTATAGATCGTAGCCCCTGTCGTATGACTTGCAGCCGTTGTACCGTTTTGTCCGCGAACTACACCACCTAACGTATTACCACTTAACCACTGATAGAGGATGTCCTCGTTATCGATCTTAATAAACCCAGCGTATGGCAGGTTGGCAGTGGAAGATAGCGTAATTGTTGTCGTAGATGCGTTAATCGTACCGTTCAAGGTAGCCCCGGTGGGAGACACCACACCAGAAAGCCGCTGAATCCACACTTGGATCGGTCGTCCCGGTGCTAACTTGTTAGGGATTGTTGCGTAGGTAGACACGCTAATACGTGTTATATTTAAATCTGCTTGTGTAGAAGCAGTGTTCCCACCTGTACGTATAACGTGCTCTAACAAGTCAATCGTATCGAGTGGAAGCGCATAAGTGTTTATGCCGGGAGCCAAGGTAATTGCACCTTGCTCAATAGTCCACATGTTGATGCCACGGTTCTGCCACTCGATGGTCATCAAATTCATCGAACGCCGTGCTGTACGTAAATCGTACCCTGACCGCATCTCGCGGCCTGCACGTTCCCAAGCTTCTTCGGCTATCTCCGTGAAGTCGAGGGTGAAATCCGTAGTACCGCTAGTGGTCATCTATATCTCGCAGTTTTTGCGGCAATTTTTGCCGGTTGTTTGACAAACTGCTTACCTGCACTTTTTCCAGCTCGCTTTGCTCTTGTGGTTGCTGCGTATTCCGCTGGGCTAAGTGCATTAATTGCCGCCGACGGGAGATACCGCTCACCAGTCTTACTAGACGGTTTACCACTCTTGGTTCGCCATTTCTGATCGCCCCAGTTTTTTAACGATTGCTGCGGAGCCTTCATTTACAGCTTTTCACCTACCTCATATTGAGATAACTTAGCTCTTAATCTTTCAATTTCTGCGTCGCGTTCTGCTAACTTCTTTTGAAAGCTTTCATTCATATCAACCCACATCTGCAAATTTTGAGTACGCATCTTATTATCTTCGACCATCATATTAAAGAGTCGTTCCGATGCGTCTAACTGTCTTTGGATAAAATTAATCACGGTAACCACCACCAGCAGCCTTATATTTTTTAGCTACGAGTTGTGCCTTCCTTGCAGACCATTGGCCTGCACCGGTACCTTGAGTCGCGGCAGCTTTAACCTGAGATACGATACGCTTCCGTAACTCAGGCTTGGTGTAATTACCCGCTGCGTTAACCTTACCGCCTTCGGCGTACTGCTCAAAGTCAGTATTGTCCCGGCGAACTTTCCTTTTCCCGGAAGGCATTTTTGAGGGCA